GGATCTTTGTACTCTGATGAGAACACGATACAACAATACGGCCAGTCGAGTCGTCAATAGGTCTGCTGGATCAGCATCCACGCAGAATGTCTATTGCTCCGGCTCTCCACCGTCGGATACGGGATCAGTCTCGTATGCGGCGATTTCGAACTCAGTATCCGCTGGGCGCTTTGAGCGCATAACGGATAGTCTGGGTAAGGGATCCAGTCACCCATGTACACACCGCGTTAAAGTCTTCGATGTCAATGACAGCGTTGGCTCTACCGTGTTTGCGAACGTGGTTAGCTCCCGTAATTGCGTCACTACCTATAACGTACCAAACAATTGGTACGATAACAGTAATGCCGTAATCTTTGGAATGCATGACTGGGATACTACTAGTAATAGTAGTATTCCCCCTTATTGGTCGTTTACTAATGTCTCAAACGAGGTCTCGATGATGAATCAAGTCCTAGAGCGAGCGCGCGGTTTGAAAGCCGACGTCTTGCTCAACGTTTGTGAGGCGAATCAGATATGGCCATCAATCCGATCTCTAACCGATAGTTTGCCAAATATGGCACGCTACTGGAAGGAGATTAGAAAGGTGATCAAAACTGCTTCTGGCGCATTCTTGGCCTACAAGTTCGGCATTTCGCCTATCTTGCAGGACTTTATGTCCATAAACAGGTATCTGCCTCGCATGAAGGAAGACATTAGACGTCACGTTGAGGGCGATAAACACCGTTACAGCGTTGAAGCTGTAATGAATGTGGTTGCTCCTCCTGACGAGCTATTTAGCAGTTCAACTGCTAAGTTCACTCGTAAGAGTCAGCTGATTTCTCAGCCGACTGTGCGTTACGTGTTGGTAGTGAAGCCTGCAAATAAGTACACCACACCGTTCTTTCGAGCGGCTGATGCACTTGTAAGCAGGTTCGTTACGTCTCCGGCTAGCCTTGCTTGGGAGTTAGTTCCTTTCTCCTTTGTTGTAGACTGGTTCGTTGACCTAAGGGGGACTCTCGGTCTGCTTGACAAGCTCATGGGCTTTTCGCCTTATGAGATTGTTTCGTTTACCAGGAGTCACAGCTACCACTGCGCGGTCCAATGTTACTTGGAGACTTTGTCTCCATGTAACGGCAGCTCGTTGCAGTCGTTTCGTCAATGCTCTGTTGAGTATAAGCACTACGATAGGTCTATTGTTGGAGGTGGATCTCTTCCTACCTTCAACCCACGATTCGGAAAAAACCAGGCTGCAGTTTCTGCAGCTCTCATTGCACAAAGGCTTTCGCTTTTGCGTTAATGTTGGTCTTGAGAACCTTGCGGTAACTCAAGCGAATCGATTGTTGGATAACGTGTAGCATAAGCATAAACATGCCTACGACAAATACGTCAGCTAAGATTAATTCAGCCGTTCGGGTGTTTTTACACACGATCAACTGCGTTAATCCGTCCAAATCGACGGTAGCATTGCTCCGCTGTGTATTCACAACGGCCAATGATACCTATCCCAACGCTTTAGAAAATATGCTTGAAAAAGTCATATTTGATAAGGCCTTGGAGGATCTGAAGCGGGCAGATGACGTTATTCCTGCCAGGTGTGCCGAACGCTTTGAAGTCTATGACTTCAATACGTACGACTAACCAGCGGTTTATGCGTTATCCAGCTCAACTTGTAAGTTAAGTCTACTAATAAACTACCATGGATGCCGATCTGACATTCAACTCCGTTG